AAGAATGATGCTGACCTAATCAAGACCCTCATGCACGAGACAATACACTTTGTTCAGTATGTTACAGGCATTTTGACCGCTACCGCTCAATGGTTTGGCGGTCGCAATTTGGTCAAGACCCGCACATGGAATGTTACCGCAGGTTACGCCCTAAACTATCGTGCTCGTGGTGACTGCGACACCTCCTTCTTTGGCTCCGTTCAATCTCTGTTCCCTCGTGAACCTCGCTCTCTAACCCACCGTGAGGGCGACAGAGTCGAGACAATCGCACGAGCACCACGAAGCACACGCACCGACCGCTCATACGCTCAATACCTCGCACAGCCTCACGAGAGGCAAGCATGGACTCAAGTGCTACCTCTCGCCCGCAGGCACTACCCACAGGCCGTCAAAGTTTGCCGTGAGTCTTACCGCACCGCAGTCAAAGAGGTCGCCAAACATAAAGTGAGAATGTTCGCTTAATTCTGTGGCGGGAGAGATTGATTTTTTCGGGGCGGCCGTGATGGGGGTCACGGCCGACCCCCCCTATGTTCAGTCAGTAAGATAATTTTTTCAGTTTTATTCACATACTCTGAAAAAACGCTAAGTCAATTTTTTGCTTATGTCGCACCTATACATTATTGAGACCGATAGGACGACAGTTATGAACCATGCCTGCCACAGTCCTAACCCATGTCAAAGACTGATACACTCACAGCCGATGGAACAATACTCATACCAAACGCAATCGTCTTTGGTCTTCAATTGACTTCGATTATTCCCGACCCCGCTCCCACAGGAGATTTGATTGTCCTTGTGAAAGACAGTGACGGTATCACTGATGTCGGCACTCTTGCTCGTATGATTATCAACCGTGACGGTATGGCTAACCAAAACGCATCTGTGACATTTCCCGCAGGTGTGCGTGTGACAAAGGGTGTCAATATCACCGTGACCGCTAACGGACATGATGATATTCTGTTTGTCTGTGACTACTCGTGATTTGAATGCGACAAATTGTATGTGCTTGGCACGACTCTCATCTCCTCATTCTGTGGGACAATGACATTCGTGATTCTCTGATGTCTATTCCATTCAATAGCCAAGAGGCGATATACGCTCACATGGCAGGGCTGACAAACGGATGGAAAATTGACGGCTTTGATGTCGAGTCTCAACAGGTCAAAGTATTGAATCCGACCGACGCTCACGAATCTTGGGTCATCGACTTTGACGCTAAAGATGACTTGAATGCAATAGTCTTCACTCTCATATAGGTGGGCGAATACCTCATATACCGTATGTTGCACAGCGTTAAGCGTGGAGAAAGTAAAGGAACTCGACTTCCTTGGCGACCCAACAGAACTCGGTCGCACTCTCCAAGGTCTAATCGCTGTCAATCCCGAAACAGAGTTTATTGTATGGAGACGAGGCGACACTATACTAATCAGAGCCGATTGGGGAATGAGGTTAGAATGACGCTTACAAGCGAACACCAAACACACCTGCACCATATATTCTATGCACTTTGTCGAGAACGCAATTGGTCATTGGGCTTCCCTACCTCGTTTGACTATGGGTATCTCGACGCTGACAATAGAAGCGTGCAAGCGCAAATCATTCTCGGCCAAGGCAAACCTACTATCTTATTTCACCCTATGGCCTTCGATGAATGTCAAGGCCACTTAGTCAAGGGACTTCTCCATCATGAGTTATGCCACTACATACTCGGACACGAGGTAGCACATGGCCCCGACTTTCACAAACTTGAGCAGGCATGGGACTATTACATGCTGTTCAAAGCGGAGACTGTGAACTTCGCCCGCACACTACTCCGTAGGAAAGCAAGATATGTTCTGACTTGCCCTACTTGCGGCATCAAGTTTGAGCGCAGTCATATCCCTGTGGGCCGATTATCATGCCGTGGCTGTTGTGAAAAGCACTCAAATGGAGAGTTTGACGATAAGTATAACCTTCATATAGGTGTGGTAAGCATGAGTGAATCATGAGCACTACTGAAAGTGAACAAATTGGCAAGCAAGAAATGAAAAGACAGACAAAGGCAAAGATAGTTTCAGACTTTGAAACTAAAGGCTTTGTCGCTGTTGAGCGAAGTGCAGGTGCAGTAAATTATGTTGCACTCAAGCCCGACGCTGAATCTCCATTCGTTATTGCATCTGTATATGGCGACCGCAGAGGTGCGGCATCCATTTGGGTCAAAGACGAATGTTTTGAAATCTTGAAAGACAACGGTTCAGTCAAGGCTGATGATGACAGGAACATCAAAGATGTGTCATTCTTCAAGCGTGGTATGGATTGGCAAGTCGAAATCCATGACCTCAATGACGACCTTATTCCAAAGATTATTGATGCGTCTGTGATTGTCCGTGATTCAATTCTTGCATTAGAAGCCGAGCGTGAAGCAATCAAGGCTGACAAATTAGCAAAGGCGGCAGAGCGTGAAGAACGCATGGCCGCAAAGCGAAAGACTCCGTTTTGAGGCGGTCTAATGGATGCTAAGTGTCCTGTTTGCGTGCCTACGGCATCGACGGATAATCCGCTTTGTGAAGACTGTCATGAATCGTGGCAAGCGTCCTTGAACATTGAATAAGGTGTGGCAAGGTGAACGCTCTATGTGGATTGAACAGTATCGCCCTGCGACCTTAGACGAAGTGATTGGTCAGCCTCACATTGTTGAGCGACTCAAGTTTATGGTTGAGGGTATTCACAAAGGTGAAGATATACCACACATGCTGTTTGCAGGTATGCAAGGCACAGGTAAAACTTCAACGGCTATCGCTTTCATGAAGACTGCTTTTGGTGACGCATGGTCTCAAAATTGGCTTGAAATGAATGCCTCTGATGAGCGGTCTATCTCTGTTATCCGCTCTAAGGTGAAGGAGTTTGCATCTCGTGGTGTGATTGGAACATACACAACAAGCACAGGTGAAACCAAACCGATACCATTCAACACAGTATTCCTCGACGAGTGTGACAATCTCACACCCGAAGCACAGGCGGCACTACGACGAATGATGGAGCGATACCCACAGACACGATTTATTCTGTCAGCAAACTATCCTCAAAAATTGATTGACCCTATCAAAGACCGATGTGCATTTGCATCGACTCGATTCAGACCGATTTCAGCCGAGGTGATGAGACCTGCTCTCCTTGCCCTATCGACGGCATTAACTGACGACGCTATGGATTTGCTAATCGCTACTTCTCGTGGCTCGATGCGAAAGGCGTTGAACCTTCTTTGGACTCTGACTCGTGTGGCAGGTGAAGTCGATGTCGAAGATGTCGAAGACTACATTGTGACACTTGAACCCACGAGGGTCAAGTCACTCCTTACGAAGGTGGCTAAGGCCAAAGGTCGTAGTCGGGAGACAGGCTTGCGTCTTTATCGTGAAGTCGATAAGGAGGTTGATGCACTTTCAGCAAGAGGTATGTCGGGGGTTGAGATTCTCGACGCTTTCTATGACCTCGTGACGACAGACGAATCTATGCCATTGGCACTCCAACAAAGGATATTGTCGGGAATAGGCCAAGCGTTGCATTGGGCGAGCGTTGCTCAAGATGATGTGCTTGCAGTCAAGGCATTCCTACGAAACCTAACGCTTATATAGGTGGGCCATTTAGTATAGGTGCATGGGACGATATACACGAACATGGCAATGGATATGGGAGAAACCGTATATGGATGAAGTGCTTTCATTTCAAAAAGACTTTGACACCGCACAAGAAATAGCAATCGAGTGTGAAAACTTCCTTAGCATACCTGTCATGGTTACACAGACTCGATGGGATAAAATCAGACGACGCTACCGTGTGGTTTGCCGCAGGCAACACCTTGAAGACGGCTTTGTTTGGGAGAGAGAACCATGAACCTATTTGCTACACACTACTCACCGATGGTATCAGCACATAACTTGTGTGACAAGCATTTGTTTTCACAGGCCAAAGAAGGCGTGCAAATGGCGGTAGCCGCTTTGTTGATTCGTGGGTTTGACCCCGAATCCATGCCGATAGCCCAAAGCACAGGACGCCCACACAAAGGCGGTTATCGTTTTCACCCTGCGACTCAATGGTGCTCTCTGTCAAAGAAAAATTGGCTTTGGAATTGGCATCACACCAAGGAGATAGTCGCAGAGATTGATAGGCGATTTGGCAAGTCTCATCATTCTGATATTCAGTTAGATGTGCTGATTCATCTATTCCTTGAGTCGGCTGTTGATTGGCCGTTAGAAGGACTCACACCTTTCGCTCGATGTTTGAATCAGAGCAAGGGCGAGAACACTGACTTGCTTGAATGGGATTGTCCTGTCGAAGCATATCGAGAGTTTTACAATCGTGACAAAGCAGGGTTCGCAAAGTGGACGGGGAGAGACCCGCCCGAATGGTGGAGGGGTATGAGTGCAACCGCATGAGGCTGACGACAACGCTCGTATCATTGAGATAATCAAAGAGCGCATGGCCGTAGGCATTGAGCGATATGGTCACGGTCTCCGTGTTGAAGATGACACACGACAATGGGGGACTAAACAGGACTCTTGGGTTGAGATGGGCCTTGAAGAAGTGCTTGACAACCTCATCTATGTAGCGGCCGCTATGCTTCGCATTGAGAATGAGAAGAAGGCATTACAAGACAAGATTGATGAATTAGAGAAGGCCGCTAAGGAATTGAGACAGGCTCAAATGAGACCGACATCAATCAAGACAAGAAAGCCAAAATGGTGGCATCGGTTTAGGGTTTGAAATAGGTGGGTCAAGGTGATTCATCTATGCGAGAGCCTCTGTTGATTGTTGATGTAGCGGTTGAAGGTGACAAGAAGTCATGGAGCACCGTGCTTAGATGCAAGGCTCGTGATGGTCAAACTGTCAAACTGCGAGTGCATGGTTGCCGTCCAAAGTTTTGGACTGCCAAGCCATACAACAAGTTACCATTTACAGGCAAGGTCGAAGGCGTTGTTGATGTTCGTCACAGCGATAAGTCAAGTGTTGATGGTAAAGATTTGATGGAGGTCGAGATTGAATCTCCGTTCCACTATCGAGAGGTTCGTGATTTCTATTATCCACATTATGCGGCTGATGCAAAATGGTCATCTGTCGTTAGATGGCTCTATGGATGGGAGGCAGTTATTGAGGTCGATATGTCGAAGGACTTGGATAACTTGAGACCTGTCAATATCCACCACTCCGAAGTGCCTGCATCTGACTTCACACTCGACTTGCTATACTTCGATATTGAAACTGCTGACTCACTTGACATGGAGAATGCACCCGAACCCGTTGTGTCAATCGCTCTGTTCGATGTTAAGACGGGTATGCACGAGATAGCCACGACTGCTCCCACATCAGAGAGACTCGTCAAACGATTCATGGCTTCACAGGAGGCGTTAGAGTCTGTGGTCGAGCATGAGAATCCTATTCCACCCGTTAGCAAGGACAAAGTAACAGTCATCAATTTTGATGACCCCGACCCAATGCAAAGGGAGGCTGACCTGTTCAATTGGTGGGTTGATGCTCTCAAACGATACGACCCCGATGTTCTTGCAGGTCAGAATATCAAAGGCTACGATATACCGTATCTCGTGAACCGATGTCGCAAGTATTTGAGGTATCACAGAATGAATGTGCCACCTCTCGATTTCATGAGGCGTATGCCTACATTCGATACCAAAATTGCCTATGCTGAACAGGTGCAGGGTGCGGCCGCTACAACAGGTGCGGCTTCTTTGTCTTGGATGGCTCATAGCACACTTGGCTATGGTAAAGTGCCGAGGACTCGTATTACTGATTTGATGGTCAGAGACCCAATGATGCTTGCTGTGTATAACGCATGGGACAATGTGTGTGCCGCTCGATGTATGGAAAAATTAGACTTGTTACCGTTTTACATCATGAAGACTGCGTATCACAATAGCACACTACACAACAGTCACAGTAACATGATGCTTGTCGAAGATATGATGGGTCATTTGCTGATGAAAGAGGGTGTCATACTGCCCTCTGTGCAGGTTGTAGTATCATCTATGCCCGAAGGTGGTATCGAGCAAGGAGGCTTCGTTATGGATGCTCCTGTGGGTGTTTGGAAAAATGCGTTTGAATTGGATAACTCAATGGAATATCCATCAGCGATTATCACAGGGAACTTTGGCCCCGACACGAAAGTTATCGAGTCCGATTATCCCGATGGGTTTCCATTCCCTGTAACGCAAACGAGAGGCGGTCGATTCTATCGTCGAGACAAAGAATCCATCATGGCTCGTGTTTTGAGAGGACTTGCTTCGGCTCGTCAAGCCTTGAAGGATGAAATGAGAACCGAATCTGACCCCGACAAACTGCTTCTTCTCGATAGGCAACAGCGTGTTATGAAGGAGAACATGAACTCGTGGTATGGTGTGCTTGGGTCGGGACGAACAGAGAAGACGAGGAACCGACCGTTTCGTTTGGCTGACCCCGAAATAGGCTCTGACATTACCGAAACAGCAAGACTGCATAATGATTGGAATAAAAACTACATCAACAAGCGCACTCTTTATTTCAGCGACACAGGGGTATATCCACAAAAAGACTATATACCCGCATCTCATGGGTGTATGGAACTGCGGTTCACGACGCTATACCAAGACACCGACTCGTGTAAGGTGGCAATCGCCAATCACGATGAGGTTGAGAAGGCCATCCGTCCATTCACGGAGGAGGATGTGAAAGACATGGCCGACATCCTTTGCAGAGAACTCAATAAATCGTTTGACGACTTCGTCAAGGAGACATTGAATGTCGATAAAAACGAGTTTTTCAATATCAAACCCGACGCTTTCTATGCTCGATATTTTCAATGGGGAGTCAAGAAGCGATATGCCTACCGTGATTTCAACGGTAAGCATGGCTATCGTGGTGTTGAACTCCGCAGGTCTTCGACTCCCAATGTAGTCAAGACTGTTCAGCAGGCGTTATTCGATTGTATCTTGGATGGAGGAGAAGCGGTTGAGGTTGGTGCTCTGATTCGTGAGCACTATGAGATTATGAAAGACCCCGAAAAGACACCGCAAATCGACTTCGGACAACCGTTTGGTGTAAAGAAAACAGGAACATTTGCACACAAAGCGGCAATGTGGAGCAATGAAAACATAGGCACCGAGTTTGACTTGGGAGACAAACCGATGATATTCTTTGCTAAGTCCGCACCTGCACCACTCCCAAACAACAGGAGAATCGCAATCGAATGGGGTGACAGCCCCGATGACTACGACATTGTTATCGACCGTGATATGTCGATTGAAAAGATGTTCACTGACAGTAATTCATTTGCCGCAATCCTTGGAGCATTAGGCACGACTTGGAACAGGTGTGTTACAGGTGTTGGGACGACTACCTTGGATTCGTGGTTCTCATGAAGCGGTTGAAAGAGCGGGACTGTTACAACCTACTACGAGATGAGTGCGGCTTCACACACTACGGTGTGAGGGTTGTAGCACGCAAATATATGTGGTCTCCCCGTTGGAGAAGGGCATTAGAGAAGGAGAAGCAACAATTCAAACTCGACAATGCCGAGGAGATTGAGGCTATCGCACTTCGATGTCTCCGACCTGAACCTCAAGATGCAGGCAAGGCAGTTTTGGCTATCGCATGGAATAATCCGAAGCACCCACCTGCGATTTGTTGGGAGACTTGCTTGGAGGTCGTGAAGACCATTGGTAGGGTTATGGAATACGATAACGAACAGAAACAAACGGTTCGGCAAACAGTCGATAAACTTCGCAAATATGAGAAGAAAAAAATGGAAAACCGTTGGACTGAAAACCTAATCACCGCTTATCTTACCATCAAAGGCTACTTACCACCTCCTTAACTTTCAGAGTTAGTTTTATATAGGTGTGCCACATAGGGTCATTTGTAGCCGACCCAAAACAGTCGAACAACACGGAGAAACAAAAACCGCAAAAACGATTATATAGGTGGGCGACACAAGAGAAAAATGGAAGTGAAGAACAATGCTAACCACGATTGAAGCAATGAACCAAGCAGTAAGAAATGCAGGCGGGCGAATCTCCGAAGAAGATTTCCTGTATGCAGTAAAGGAATTGAAAGAAGCGGACGGACAGGAGACTACTATTGTCTCTTTGAAAGCCAACGCATTCAATTCAACCCGAATGAAGAAAGCAGGTGTAATCAGAGTCACCATCGGTAAAGACCGTCAAGTGTGGCTTGCTGACCAAGCCGAAGCGTTGATGAGCGGCAACACAGTCGCTATGCCACCAATGTCTCAACCTGCAAGCCCTACCAAGGCATTCAATGATACTCCAATTGCTACCGTCCAAGTGGGCGGTGTATTCTATGGTATTCCACGAAACAGCCCCGAAGCACTTGCTGAAATGTCTGACATGCTCAAGTCACTCGTCCCAAAGAAGGTCGGGTTTGTTGAGTCTGACCGCAATGAAATGCGCTTGATTGCCAACCGCTACCGCAGGTCTCTTGAGGGTGATACCATCAAGTCTCACATTCTTTTGGTCGGCCCTACGGGCTGTGGAAAGTCCCTACTTGCTAAGGACTTCTTTGCTGAATTGAACACACCACTACTCCGCATCAACATGAGCGACGGTATTACCGAAGACCAATTCATTGGCACTCGCACTTTGATTGACGGTGAAGTCGTATTCCAAGACGGTGTCTTGACTATGGCGGCTGACTTGGGTATTCCATTCTTGGCTGATGAAATCAACGGTGCTCGTGAGAACATTCTCATGGCTCTGAACGGTCTCATGGACACAGGTATGCTCGTTATTCCCGACGATAACAACCGTGTCGTCAAGGCAAAGGCAGGCTTCATGGTCATTGGAACCATGAACCCACCCGATGACTACGCAGGTGTCAATGAAATGAACATGGCTACCAAGAACCGTTTTACCTACTCGATACCATTCGACTACTTGCCTACTGACCAAGAAGTCAAGGTTGTCATGCAACAAACAGGCTTTACCGATGAGGAAATGGTCATCAACATTGTGAACATGGCTAACGACCTACGCAGGCTCAAGAAAGACCACCAAATTGAGAGCGACACCTCAACCCGTATGCTCGTGCAATTGGTCGATGAATTGAGAGACTTGACCATCAGCGAGGCCATTCGATATGTCATGCTCGGACGCTACTCTGCTGATGAGCGAACACAGGTTGAAGCGGCCGCTCGTGCTCGTATTGCTGACTTCGTCTGATTCAGACTTACAACCCTCACCGATACTCGGAGGGGGAGGACGGTGAGGGACTCTGTTCTTCATCCTCCCTCTCCACCTAAATAGGTGGGGTAGTAAATCAAAATCATGAACGAATACAGAATCAAACAGTTAGAAGACAGGATTGAAAGGCTTGAGAAGGTTGTTGAAACTTTGACAAAAGGTATGCACATCTCGGTCAATACACCGTTGGATGCCAAGCAACAAACTCTCATTCCACCAAAGCAAAAAAGGTTGTTTGATTGATGTTACATGGTGCTCGTGCTCCGATTGAAGCAGTAAGACAATGGATGAAGAATCCATCTCGTCATCTGATTCTTTGGGGTGATTCGGGCGTAGGCAAGACAACAATCCTACATACGATTGGCGAGCAAGAATCAATGCAAGCCGAGTCTCATGAAGACCCGTTGGTTGCTATCGAGAACGCTCGTCACCCTACATTCTTTGGAAACGGCCGTTATGCGGCCTTAGAGGACACCGATTGGTTCACCCGTAGTCTTTGGTCTAAAATTGAAAAGAGGCTCTCTGACGCCCCTCCAACGGCCTTTATCGCCCTATCTATGCAGTCTATCCCATATTCGATACGAAAGAATTGTGTGATTGTTGAAATTAAGAATCCATCTCCTCGACATATCGCTGATTATCTTATCCTATCGAACTCAATAGAATCACCTGCACAATTTTATGGTGAAGAACCCCCCTATGGGGGTTCGTCACCATCATTCAGACAAGCCAAGATAAATTGTGACTTTTCAATCCAACCCAATACCAAACCAAGCAAGTTTGTCGATACCAAGAATCAGCCCAAGGCGATTCTCCAAGGTCAATTCGACGGTGACTTCTCATGCCACCCACTCTCGGTTTTACAAATGGCTCATCACAATGACACAGACTCAAATCTCGTATCGGAGGCTCTGATGCTACATAGCGAATCATGGCGTGTCGATGGCTTGAGCAAGGTGTCGAGAGCGTTAATCGCACGACTGCGGTCAAATCAAACTGACAATCCACCATATCGAAAGCAAAACTATCGAAAAGGATAGGACAACATGCTTATATAGGTGGGCCACATAGGACTAATCATGGCGAACCAAAACCCACTCAAGGCGACACCTTTGAAGTGCAACCAAATGAAAGCACACTTGACCAAACTCGGTCGAGTCCTAAGCGGTGAATACGACGGCAAAGGCCGTAAGATTTCCAAAGTCCATGTTGGCCCAAGCCAACCATGTGCAACCAACGGCTCTGATGTATTCATCTCCTACCCAATTGCACCTACAATGTCTGACGAGCGTCTAAACCTACTTTACACCGAGGCAGTCATGGCCCACGAATGTGCAGGCCACCTACGATACACAAACTTCAACGCTTGGAAACGCATTACCGATGGTGTCAAGCGTGGTGACGAAGACCGCTTGCTTCACGACTTCGTGAACATTGTCGAGGACGCTCGTGTCAATTACCTACTTGGTCAAGACTTTGGCGGCTCCAAGAAGCGTCTTGACTTGGCTCAAGACTACATGATGGCTCAACACAAGAAGGCTGTTACAGGCCGTGTCTTGGCTGACCATGAAGTGCCAAAGATGGCTGTCCTTGCTATTGCTACCGAGACCATTCTTGGTGTTGGTCACTTCTTTGACAATGACAAAATTAGAGCCATGATGGATGAGGTTCGACCTCACATCTCCGATGCAGTCGCAAGTGTCGATACCTCCGAAGCAATCAAGGGTGCTCGCACTCTCCTTGAAATATACCGCACTCACTTCCCCGAAGACGAGTGTGGTGGTGACGAATACGGTGCAAGCAAGACACCCGAAGCAGAGGGCATTTTTGCTGACGACATGGATATGGATTACATTACCGAAGCGGCTAACTCACAAAAGCGAAACAAGCAAGAGGCTGAAAAAGTCCAACGCAAGCGATTCAAGAAGATAGCCGAGGAGATGCCTACAAGTGATAGTGTCGAAGACGCTGACGGTGACGGTGCAGGCGAAGGTGAGTCCGACGCTGACGCTGACGCTGACGGCCAAGGTGACGCAGGTAACGAAGCAGGTGACGGTGACGCACAGGGCGACAATGACGGTGACTCCTTTGCAGTCGATGGCGAAGGCCAAGGCGAGGACATTGGTGATGCAGAGTCGGGTAGTGGCTCCACAGGTGACGGTGACGGTGACGGTGACGACCAAGGCGGTGACGGTGACGCTCAATCCGCAAGCAAGGAGAATGAAGCCTTAGAGAACCTTGAGAAGGGCGAAGGAACCGTATTCGGTGACAACCACGACGACGGTCACATGGCAGGCGGAGAAGGGTCAGCAGAGGCTCAATTCGGTGGCACTGACTTCGCAGAGAACATGCTTGCCGAAGCGGCTGACATGCTTGACGACTTTGAAGACATGGAGTTTGATGACGAAGGCAACCTTGTCGAGAATGAATACAAGTGGTCTGATGCTTACGGCAAGACCGAAGACCACGGACACCAAATCATTACCCAAGTGAACAAGGAATGGCGAAGGGGACTATACCCACTTGAAAAATACAATGCAGTCGCAAATGCTAACAAAGCAGGCATCAAGAAATTGGGCCGTGAAATTGAGCGACTCATCAAAGGTGCTGACTCTCGATTCTCCACTCATCACAAGCGTGGCAAACTCGACACCCGTCGTCTATGGGCTGTCAAGACCTCCGAGCGTCTATTCCAAAAGCCAAAGGAGCACGAGGCATTCAACCTACGCTGTGTCGTCCTAATCGACGCAAGCGGCTCTATGAGCGGCAACCGTGCTCGCATGGCAGGGCAAGCGGCTGTAACCCTCTGTGAGGCTCTTGAGCAAGTCGGTGCGGACTATGAAGTCGTGGACTTCAATTCATCCAACGGAGCCGTTGAAGGCTACGAGCGTGGTGCAACCTACATCAATGTCCGCAAAGCGGCAAACAAGGCACTCGACACCCGTGCAAAGCGTCAAGTCGTTACACCTTATGCAGGCTCTCAAAACTCTGATGGCTACGCAGTCAAATGGGCGGCAAACCGCACTAAGCAAATTGGCAAGGACGGAGCCAAGAGGTTGGTTTTCATCATCTCTGATGGAGCACCTGCGGGGCCTGCTCCGAGCGGCATGGGTGCAGGCGACCACTTGAAGCATGTGCTTGCTGACCTTGAGCATGATGACTGCCTACTGTTCTCTGTTGGCATTTGCGGCATGAACACAAGCCGATGGTATGGCAACCACGGCCATGCCTCTGTCGATGAAGTAAGCACCTTAGCAAGGGACATTATCATGCCATTCAAGGTCGCTATCAAGCGACTCATCAACAAGGGCCACCGAAGGCCACCAACGGAGGTATTCTGATGACGGAACCAAAAATGAAATTGAGCGAAATACAAAAAGGCCGACTCAAATACGACATTCGTAAAAACTCGCTGTGTCGTATAGCGGGTGTTGGGGATGCTCTTTGGAGACCCCATATTATATCCGATACACCAAACAAGGTATTCAGACAAATAATGGATGGATTGCACAGTCCATTTTGGAAAACCAAAGATGATGCGAGTATCATGATTGAGGTTCGGCAGGCTGACCACAACCTATGGGAGGGACAAAAAGATGGGGCAGACTACTTTCCTATGGTCATCATTGAAAGGGAGGATAAAATGCCTATGGTCGTGTGGCTCAAACAGGTATTGCCCGACGATGATAGGTTCTATGTTTATGTCGATATTACACCACCTTCGGTTGCTGATTCGTATGCTACCAACATGAGTTTCACGGAGGATGGAGTGCCACTTACTGTCGGACATAGAGATAATGTTCGTCCGACTTATCACTACCTATTACACGAGATAGCCTACCGTGTGGCTATGGCAATGTGTTACGAGTCAGTCCAATACGATAATGAAACAATCAAAACTCTGATGATGGTTGATGACAAAATAAAGTATGAAACCGACTTGGATATTGACCTACTTGAGACTACTTCTAAGCCATTGAGATTCATAGGTCTGACTTCTGATGACCCGTTTGATGACACGGGCGACGACGAACACTATAATGGCTCTATAACGGCCGCTCAAAGGGCCTTAGATGAGCGATTCTTCCCTTCTCATATCGAACCCAAACCTATTCCCGAAGGTGGCTTTACAGACGAAGGAGAGGTATTCACGCCTGTTGTCCCCTACAAAGACATACGGCCAATACAGGAGTTTGGCAAGGGTGATTTTTGGGTCGATGTCATCCGTTGTCCTCGATGCAACCAAAGGGTTAAGGTCTCTCTCACTAAGGCTCAATGTCCCGACGACATACCCTCTGTGACAATCGCCTGCAAGTCGTGTAAATTATCTATCGACTACCTATAACTTGCAGAACATTTAAGTATAGAGGCTACCTCCGAAGGTATAGAGGCGAAACAAATGAAGATTCCAAACAAACTCCGAGAAGCAATCAAAACCCGACTAATGCAAGACGGCCGACCAATGTCGAGCAGTCAAATATCGGAGGCAGTCAATCCCACGGTTGCTAACTCGCACCGCAAGACTCCTCGTGAGATGGCATTCGTGCTCAAGCAAATGAAGCGTGACGGTGACATCTTGGTTGCCAAGGAGACAAAGAACGGATTGACCCCTCACGGGAATGAGCGTGTCCGTGTTGAGTATGTTCTCAACCATGAAGTCGCTGACCCCGATATTATCACGGAGGATGATTGAATGGCAAAAGAAGATACCCTATGGGACGGTGAAGTCCCCGAACACATTATCGAGAACCTGCAAAGAGGTGTAGCACCTCATGAGAAGCGTGTAGTCGCTAACCTTGCCAAGGTGTCAAGGATTGTCCGACCCGATGAGACCATCCGTGTCTATGATGACTTCGTCACTGATTGGAGGTATGACCGTTCAGAGTTTTTGCCTACGAGCAACGGCTCTTGCTTCTTATGTGGCAAGAAGCATATCCGTGAGATATGTGTTATTGTCGATGACGACCAACCCTTTGGTGCTTCAAAGAAAGAAGTCGGTGTCGGTAACGAGTGCGTCCATAAGCACATCGAGATTCTGACAGACGGTGTCGAAGGACTGACAGGAGATGCCAAAAAGGACTTTTTGAAAACTCAAATGGCGAGGGCCAAAGACCGATTCTTCAAAACCAAGTTTCAGTTAGAATATCCTCAAGCGAAGAAGTATTTAGAGGGCGTTATGGAGAACCAATGGCTGTTTCACAAGCCCACGATTACAAATGCCAAGAAGGCTTTGAAGATGCTCAATAAGAAAGGTTACATCAGTCGTAACACTCTGACCTTTAGATGGTTTGAAGCACTTGACCTCGATGAGGAGATTGCTAACACAGAGAAGATGGTCAAAGCCGCATGGGACTCCAAGAAGGCTGATGACGCATACAGGAGGACTGAATACTTGACCATACGAAATCAGAGAGATTTCATGGCAAGTCACTTTAGAAAGATGGCCGAGAGGCAGGTGGACTTGGGATGGATTGAGCCTTCAAGTAACATCTCAAGCACAGAGAACGCAATCCGAAGATATGGAATTGGCAAACTCAAGTGGTCAGCCAAGACTCTGTATGAAATGGTTATCGAGAACGATAAGAGAGGAGAGCCAATACCTTGCTTGCCTTCCGAAATCAAAGCACAACCGTCATACTCTGACTTGACAGAGTGGGAGCAAACATTTGTCGATTCAACCGAATATCAATTCAGAGCGCAGGGTGGATTATCTCACAAACAATTGAAACTCCTTGATGAGATGAAGCAAAAGGTAGGGCTAACAGTATGACACGATGGTTGATGAATCAGCCGATACCCCGTGCCATCATTGTTCCTACGAATGAGGAGTTAGGTGTTGAATCACACGAGGTCATCGTTACAGGCGTTGGGACTGTCCCTAAATGCCCTTGCTGTGGCAGGCGTGGCCCTATCGACATTCTTACGCTTGGAGACGGCACGACATGGCCGAACATCGTGTATATCTGTGGCAGGCTACCAAACGGAATAGGCTGTGGTTTGTATTGGGCCGTCGTATCTCGGCCACCCCATGATTTGAAACTCTTGAATGAGAACCTTTGAGAGTCAGGCTTATATAGTAGTGGCCCCTACGGTTAAACATGGCGAACAAGAACATCCGAGTATGGGCCAACAAAAACGGAACAGAGAGCGTAACGACCTTCATGTTAGAAGTGAACAGAGGAGACCACATCGGTCTGATGATAGGTAACTACATGATGAAAGAGTGGGATATTCACCCAAGCGACTTCGTGAGAGTTACAATTGACGACTCTTGGCAAATCGAAGGTTACAATTTTTGATTGACACGGGGCAACCGTTTCAAACCCCGCCTCCCCATGAGGGGATATGGCGGAGGGCCAAACGGGGCGGTTGAGTGCCGAGCAGGCACGAGAGATTGCTCTATACCCCGACAGGTGGTCGTGCTACTTTCGCACGATTGACGGCAAGCCGTTTAGGCTTGAAGGTCGTCAGTATCTCACCGAGATTTACAGACACTTCGGTGCAATGGAGAAGAATGATTCGACCAAAATGGTCGTGCTGAAATGTAGTCGAAAGGTCGAGAAGACCGAGACCATCTGTAACCTACTGCTTTACGGCCTGTTAAACATACCTTACTTCAACGCAGTTTATACTGCGCCCCGTCAGCCTCAAGTGACGAGATTCGTCGAGGAGAGGCTCAATGGAGCAATGATGGGGTCAATCAACAATGGGTGTTTGATGAAGTCAAGAGTCAAGGCATCTGTGAGCCACCAATCCTTCGATGTCGGAGCAAAGACTCCCAATCATTTGTATTCGTATTCAAATTGGGGTGACGCTCACGCCCTCTTGGGTATCGAGGCCGATTTGTGTTGTATCGACGAATATCAAGACAGTGGAGGTGACATCTTGCCTATGTTGGTTGAGATGCTTGCTCAATCTGACTACAAGTGGGTAGTGGTATCGGGGACGGCTCGTGAGCAAGGCTCGGAGTTTTGGAAACTATGGGAGAAGTCCACTAAAGGAGAGTGGGATAGCGAATCTGAAACATGGGTTCACGGTGACAGTAAAGCGAACATTATCGGCTACCATATCTCTCAATTGATGCACCCCGATATATCCGAGAAGGACATAGCCCAAAAGAAGGAAACCTACACACCAAGACGATTTTCTAACGAGGTCTTGGGTGAGTTTTTCGCAGGTGCTACGAAGCCATTGACCTTCGATGAAGTGTTGCCGACTCTCGATAGGGAGCGTGATGTCGTCAGAGGTGTTGCACCTCCCCAAGAATCGTTTATGGGTGTGGATTGGGGTCGTGAGACGACCGTAGTTATCACAGACAATAAGGGCAACATACTCAACGCAGTCAAACTGAACTCACGAGACACAGGTGAACAGGATGAAGTCGCTGAAATCAAAAAACTGATTCTCGACTACAATTGTGTGCAGGTAGTCTGTGACATTGGCTATGGTGCTCGACAGGTCAAAGAGTTACAACAGGAGTTTGGTGAGCGTGTGCGCTCGTGTTACTATTCATCACGACCGATGACCCCGTATGAATACAAAAAACGAGACAACAACCGCAATCTCATTTTCATGTGTGTTGTCGATAGGACGACATATGTGGAGAGGACGATTGAAGCAATCAAAAACAAAGAGGTCTCACTACCCTATCGGGACGAATCACTTGATTGGGTGGCTCATGAGTGGTGCTGTCTGACATCCTCGATGGAGAATGATGAAAAAAATACCCGACCCGTCAGAGGACAAACTCTGACTAAATATGGGCGTGATGGCGACGACCACGCATTTCACGCTCTCCTCTATGCTCGACTTGCTGTTGAAATCGGTGATGGAGCGGCCTTGCCCGAAATGAGAACATTCGGTGCATGACATGGTTATCGGCTACACAATCGTTTGGCTGTTTATGGTAAGCACGCTATTAAACCGCCTCCGATTTTGGACTATTACATGGGAGATGCTGACGCAGTCATGCTTGAGATGCTCAAAGGCTTGCGACAGGATGTTGTTACGATTAGGGACAACCATCTCGCCCATATCGCAGAGGATATTGACAAGATACAACAGGAGCAAATCTTGGCTCGTAAAGACATTGACGAACTCAAGACCTTCAAAGAGGGTATCGAGCAATATATCAAGACGGGAATCAACAAACTTCTCGTCGGGGTCGGGGCAATCGTCACCGCCTCAATCGGAATCCCGATGGCGTTATGAACCGTGGTTGAAAAGGAGGAAAAGTATGAGACGCAATAGCACGAAGAACCTGTTTTGGTTTGTATCAGTCCCGATTGTTTTAGCATGGGTATCATTTGCCTCATTGGCAGTTTATCAGAGCGTTGTTAATGGTATTGAAATCACAGAGAACCAATTGACGGTTATCGGTATCGTAGGTGGCCCTGCTCTATTGATTATCACAAACCTACTTGACTTATTCAAACAAGAGACCACAGTCGATATTGGACTGCTCACACCCGATGCCGAAGCCGATGGCAAGATGGCCGAGATGCGTGTCAAGCACGAGTTAGAGCGTGCGGCCGCACAGCATGAGCACGAAATGGAGATGGAGAAATCCAAACTCAAGGCAAAAGAATAGGCACAACGCTTATATAGGTGCGACCCCTACGCTATAACATGGCGAAAAGAGTCAAAGCGAAAATGAAAATATACGAGGCATGTTTGTTTGTAGCGGACATGAGAGAGCACACAACATGGTATAACGGTGAAACCGTTGGCTACCCATGCTCAATAAAAGACCACGGTGACGGCACAGCGACCGTTATTTCAACCGCAGAGGCGTTTCGTGAGTGGGAAATGAAGAATGAGCATTCTTCTCCTTGCGTCTATTGGCCTTGAGCCGACAGGGTTTAGAACCTGTGCGGTCACAACAGGTTTATGGCCGAGCGAAAGCGTTTCCGATTATTCGGACGAAGAAAAGAGGTCAATGAAACCGAAATGGATTTCAAAGCACTCGCCTCTTTATCTCGGATTGGGACTGCTACTACGATTGACAAACGAACAGGGGCCAAGACAGGAGCGGCAACAGGAGTTTCATACTCTCTGATTCGTGATATTAGCCTCAAGAGTGAGGTCATTGCCGCTATCATCAGACGATGTGTGGATGATGTAATCGGCAACGGTTATCGGTTTGAATTGGCTGACGGTGTTGAGAGAGGCAACCCTGCTGACCTTGAGCGTCTCCGCTTATTCTTCAAGATGCCAAACCCCGAAGATATGGGCGACGAGTGGCTTGAATCTCTCGTCTATGACCTAACACTCTTTGGTGATGCCTACCTTGAGTTAGATGGGACAGGCGACACATCAGCCAATGACGGTCAAGATTGGACTTTTGGTGGTCGATTGGCGTCTATATGGCCCGTGTCAGCCGACACAGTCGAGATTATTCCAAACGAGCGTTTGCCTCCACCGCCCGAAATGGC